GGATTTATTTGGGTAAGATGACAGACATTTTTATGGCTCGACGTGATACTCTATTTGGACAAATTGGTATGAATGCAGCATCAACTGAGTTACATGATCGTTTATTTCATATGTATGAAAAAATTGAAGCTGAGTGTCCTAATATGGCCAGGTTTTTGCATGAAGAAGGATGGTTGGATACAGATTATAGTAAGTATGATAAGCGTCTTTTAGTTCTTACTTATGGAGTTGATGTATTGTGGCGTTTATTTCAAGAATGTCCTTTTTACAAAGATCCAAACAATTCCAAAGAATTACTTCGAGTTAAAGCAATTTTACAAGGTTTATGTAATTATATTATGATTATTGATGGTGCAGTCTTTATTTGTAATAAACGTATGCCTAGTGGAGTATATGGAACAGGGTGGTTAAATTGTATATGTGAAGCAATATTAGAAGCTTTACAATACCACTTCTGTATTGCCAAACATACATATGGAGATATTCCTGCAATAAACTTCGTTGCAAAACAAAGGAAAGTCCATAAGTTCTTCGATGATGTGGCTCTTATCAATTATGGTGATGATAATTTAAAATATATCCATAAAAACAAACGCAATGTTTATACTGATGAGAACATTAAAGCGTTTGGAAATTTTATTGCGATGGATATCACAACTCCACGTAAAGAAGATGGTGAAACCATCAAATTTAAGAATGTTCAACAAACTTACTTTCTTAAACGTACTCCTACTTATGATTTTGGTAGGAAGAAATTAACAGGAGCGTTAGCAATAGCCTCTATAGTTAAAAGTTTGTGTTACACTGATTCCAAATCTGAAGATTGGGAAAAATCAGTGATTAGAGGAGCAATGTTAGAATTGAGTCTACATTCTCCTGCATTGTATGATGCTTTTTGTGTTATCTTTAAACAAGATAACACTTATGAAGAGCATCGCGCTTGCATCTTAAAAGGTGATAGCGTATGGACTGAAAAATGTTCATATGATCTAGAATCACAAGTTAATGATGTTTTTGCAAGCGACAATCGAGCCGTGCCAGGGCTAGACAAAACAGGCGTGTTTAATATAGAATACGTCTGACTGGCGTACTTATATTTAACACCTTGACTGGTGATT